GCCCACGCAACGAGTGCGTGACTCTTGATGCTCGCCATGATGAGCTTCTTACGGCTCTTGTCGAGCATAGAGTGAATGATCGTATTGAGTGTACCGCTAGCAGCGAATGATGCGTTGATCATAGCTCCTCACTTCATTGCAACACAATGCCAGATTCTCGCAGTGCCTCTGCCACGATATCACGTGTGCTCATGCTAGCAGGAGCAGCAGCAGTACGCATATCGGTCATACCGTTGCTCGCTGACACACGGGTGCCAGGTAGGACGCTGCGATTGGCAGGTTGCGGAGCTTGATTGGTTGGTGCTTGTACACCACCACGTCGCGCCTCCATCTGAGGACGCAACGGTTGCGAGTAGTCGTATCCATTCTGCAATGCGTAGTTATGCAGCCTGAGATGTGCAGCCTCTGCTGACAACTCAGGAAAGCGCTGCATCAGTGTAGCAATCTCTGCTTCCTGTACTAGCGCTTCTGGATACTGCTGTGCAAACTCGTTGTACTCACGTGCAGCACTACTGTGCGCTTCTGCTACACGGTGTTGTTCTTGTTGTGCTTGTGTTAGTGGTGCAACTTCGTCACGAATGATCCTACGAATAGCGTTCGGATCAATTCCTGCCGCAGCAGCACCTAGTATAGAAGACAAATCATGCCCAGCAGCTTGTGCTTCTGTCAATAAGTATTTGATAACAGCGGGTGGATTGGTTTTCCAGTTCGCCATCAGGTTCGCAGCAGCAGTCATTTCTTGTGGCTGCAAACCAAGTGCAGTGAACGTGCTTGCTGCGGTACGAAATGCTTCATTCGCAGCATTCAGTTCGTTGACTTGTGCACGTAGCGTGCCGATCTCACGAGCAGCGTCATTCGCACGCTGCCAGTGACGACTCTCTGTACCTGCACGTGCGACGACCTGACCGTCTGCATTGACGAGATCGCCGTTCTGCATACGACGCAGACCACGCTCATGTGGTACGCCAGTTGCTTGCTGTGGTGTCTGTGCAGGTGTCTGTGTCGCTTGCTGTGCTGGTGCTTGCGGAGTTGCACGATCAGTCGGTGTCGGACGAGACGTGTCGTCTACGAACTTGTCAAACGCTGACGCTGGTTCAGCAGTCTCAGTAGCTGGTGTCGTATCTTGCTGTTGCTGTGTCGCATCAGCAGTGTTCTGTTCACTCTGCTGCGTGTTGTCTTCTTGTCCTGTGCCGCTCATTGTCTACTCCTTCACGCCTTGATCGGCGGTGGTGCCATGTTCGGTGGTGCAGCGCCATTCATACCTGGTGCGACAGGTGGTGCGCCTGGTGGTGCCATTGGTGGTTGACCAGGAGGTGCATTCGTTGCTTGTGGTGCTGCTTGTTGCACCTTCTGCATGATCTCACGCAACGCATCCATGATTGGCACACCCTTAGACATAGCAATGCCAAGTGCTTGCTTTGCTTGCGGAGGCATGCCGTCGATCATTGCTGCTACGTGTTGTATCGCGTCTCCAGGCGGAATTGCACCGTTCGGTGGCGCAGCACCAGCAGGTGCACCACCACCACCGCCTGCTGTAGATGCAAACTCAGCCTGGAGACGGTCCCAATCTTCAGTGCGCATCTCGATCTGATCGAATGACTTCGCCCACAGACGGATGATGAGTGCAATCACTGTTGGTGATTGTGCACCGAATTGTCCTGCGATCTTACTGATCTCTAGCGCTTCCTTGCGCTTGGCGTTGCTCGATGGTTTTTGTGTACTACCACCAACGACGCGCATGACAAACGAGGACGCGATCTGTTCGGCTGGTATGTTGTGCCATTTCGCTGCTTGCGACTGACCAACAAGTGCAGACACTCGATCTGTTTCGAGGTATTGCAGACACAGGTGTGCGACATCAGCATAGACACCACCAAGGAAGTCCTCAACTGCATCAACTTTCTCATCAAGGAACGTCTGTGTGGTAGCTTCATAGCGACTGATCGCTTCGTTCGTTGTGTTCGTCTTGAATTGTTCGTTACGCAGAATGACGCCAGTACCACTGATGCGGTTGATTGCTTCTAGCTTCTCACCCTTGTCGAACACCTCTTTGACATTCAACGACGGTGGTTTGAACGTGAACATCACTTGATCGAAGTTCTTACCTTCAGGCACTTTGATGCCCATCGCTTGACGCTTCGGATCACCGAGGAACTTGTCAACGTCATCAGGGTTCAGATTCGTGCTGTCGTAGAACAGCTTGTTGAACACCTGTTGACGTGCACGTTGCAACTCGCTGTTGATCTCATTCACTGCGTCTTGCTGATCGAGATAGTAAGTGACTTCACCTTTTGTCATTGCACCGAATGCAGCGCAATGGAATGCTAGGTTGCGCAATGGAAAGAAGCGTGGCAGCTTGAGTTTGTCGTTCCACACCCACACCGGCCAGTCCCATGAGTCATCAGTGTAGAGATACACACGACGTGTGGTCTTGTCCCAGATGCGCCAGCACTTTGTGTAACACGCATTCTTCATCGCTTGCTGATCGCTGTATCCGTACTGCTCAGGTGCAGTGCCTGTGTTGAACAGCTTGAAGTTCTTGTCATCAGCAGCGCCTTTCGCTGCGTCATCGTCACCACTCAACACGTGTGTTGGCTTGTACAGCGACATGACTTTCTCATCACTCGCTTCCTTGCCGAACTGTGCATTGAGGAAGTCAGTCTGGTAGTACTCTTCAATCATCATCCACCATGCATCACTGAAGTCAGGCATGGCAGCAGTTGGATCGACATACACACGATGCATGGGATGGAAGCGCGCCCACGGACCACTAGGCAGTAGGAAGTTGACACGACTCTCTAGCGCTTGCAACTTGCCTTCTGCTTCACGCACCTCGCCTGTGTCAGTAGCCTTAGACAGTTCGTCTGAGATCATACGCAAGTCACTCAGTGCTTGCTCACTGCTGTCTTGTTTGAACACCCATCCTGTTTCTATCCAAGCACAGTTAGTGAGCTGTGCATGCACAACACATTGCTTGGCTGTGACTTTCAGGTTCAGTCCTGGTGGTGCGTCCATCTGTGACAGTGAGTAGACAACTTGTTGAACGACTTCAGCGAGATCGCGGTTGTCAGGATCAAACGCAGTGAACTCAGGTGATGGGTTCTTCGCATACACACTAGGCGTTACTGCCTTGATGTTAGCGAAGACAACGTTCTCAGTCTCCGTCCACATCTCGTTCTTACGACGTGCATACCACGAGTTGCCACTCGCACCCTCGCGCTGCGTGCGGTGTCCTAGCTGATCGTGATTGAAATACCTGATTGCTTCATCAGCAGCATCAAGATACGTCTTGCGTGCTGTCTTTGCAGCATCACGACGACCTTTCCATACCTTACCCATGCTCTTGCTGACAAGGATCTTCTCATCGGTGTTGATAATCTTGTACGTCGGTACGTACTTGGTCTTGTCTGACGCTTCTTCTACATCAGCAGCACCGACTTCCTCATCAACAGCCTTGTTGACATTCTCAATGCTTGTGTCTTGTGGAATAGCCATCAGTGATACCTATGCTCGCGTGAGCTATTGCGTGTAGCAGCTTCTTGTTCGTGCCACTTGAAGTACGCACCATGCAACACACGTGGTGCTTCTGCATGCTTGCCACGTGCTGGTGATGGGAGTGATGTCAGCAAGTACTTCGTTGCATCCATTGCGTGATCGTTGATGTCACGTGGTACGTCTTCGACTGCACCATCTGTGGCCTTCTTCCACATATAGTCAGTCACTTCATTGACCCACCACGGACAGTTGTCTGTGACGAACAGATGCGGTGCACCGAAGTTGCCACTGATTGGATGCTTATGCGCATTGCTGATCGCTAGTGCTGCACGAACTTTGACAATACCGTTCGCAATGTCATTGTTTCCACGTCGCATGGAGATGCCACACTCGCTGAACATCTCTGCCACGGTGACACCGATGGTCTTAGCGTTGCCACTGGTACGTCTGAACACATTGGGATCAGCATAGACAAACAGACTATCCTCATCAGATAGGTACTGCACTTTGTATTCATTGCGGATCGTCTCAATGCGTCGTGCACACCAGTCAACAGTTGACTCAGCCTTGTAGAAGCCATCTAGAATGATCGTGTTGCCGTAGTTGTCAGTGAATGCAAACAGGTAACACGATGGACGTGCGATGCCATGATCGTACGCCTCTAGGATCGTTGGTATGTACGACTCACGGCGTAGCTTGTGATAGTATGCAACTGCTTGATCGTGTGCGATCACATGTGTTGTGAATGAGAAGTCAGGATAGACAAGCCCTTCGTATGCAATCCACTTGCCTAGTAAGAAGCGATCACGCATCTGTCCTGTGTACACACCTTCGAGTGTGTGTATGTAGTCCCATCCTACATTGTGCACGTTCTCATACGTACCACTGTTGAACACTTCAACAAGCGGTGCGCCGGTGACAGGATGCACGAGCAAGTCAGGTGACTTCACTCCTTGGGCAAGCAATTCAGCAGGACGTACCAACTTACGCCACACCCAATTGCGAGTGGGATTACAAGAGAGGGCCAAGGTACGCGGTCCGGTACGTGGCCGACTGCTATCACTGCCAACATAATCAGTGTTGCCACGAAGACGACCGAGCAGATCAAACAAGTCCTTCTCTGTGATCTCTGGGTCTTCAATCTGGTCACCAAAGATGTGATCGTACGTTGCAGACAGCAGGTTGCTCGTACCTTCACTGTTCGTGTTGCGCCCTTGCTGTGCGACGTAACGGAAGTTGATCGTTGTGCCGTTCTTCAGTATGCATGTGTTGTCGCTGTCAGTCGGCATACGCTCGATCCATGACTTAGGACACCACTTCAGGAACTCCTTACGCAGCGTGTCGTTGAGCTTCGGATACGTACTGCGGAATGCAAGTATGTTCGCGCCTGGATAGTCGCGTGCTACTTGCAGTGCATCGATGCACATCGCAGCGGTCTTGCCGTTACCGAAGCCACCACCAAACAAGCGTATCTTTGCCTGACTCGTGAGGAACTTGTGCTGCGTGCTGTCCTTGATGAGTTTGTAGTGTGGCAAGTTGTTACTTCTTCTGTGTCTTACGCAGGTGACGCTCGATCATCGCTTTCTTCAACAGCGAACTGCCTTTGTCAGCTTGATTGAACTCCTGTGCAACAGACATCGGTATGCCAACCTTCTTAGCGAATGCTGGATCGTGTGCTGCACCTGCCATTGTGCGTGCTTGTTTGGTTGTTTTGGATGGCATTATGTGCTCTCACCACCACCACGATCAGCAGCAGCATAGCCAGCAGTAGCAGCAGCAGCACCACCTGCACCAGCAGTTGCAATCCAACGCTGCGCCATCAAGTCTGCAAGTGAACGCTTAGCTGGATCGAATGTTGCGAACAGTGATCGTAAGTTCTCTGGTCGCAAGATCATGTAACTCGTACTGCCAGGTGCCTCGATGTCATTGATGTACGGAACGGTGTCATAGCCTTGACTGATCAATCGCTGATAGAATGCAGCTTGTCTTGCGTCATCGAGATTCGCACGTCCTGTACGGAGGGCATCATCGATTGGCACGGCGTTGACTTGATCGCGTAAGTCTTCTTCACCAAATGGCTTGCGTCCTCGTGCGTAGTACGGCTTCTCCATACGTGCGACGAGTGGCATCACATGCATTGCTGGCGCACCCTCTGGTGGCATAGGATACACACTACCATCTGGTGCAGCAATGTACTTCGTTAGCTGACGTGCACGGTCGTTCGCTGCTTCTATAGTGCCGACATGCACGGATGGAATGTCCTTCGGGTCTTGACCTGCACGCAAGCGGAATCGCTCTAGTGGTGCTGTCTCAGATGTTGCATGAAACACAGGCGTACGGAAGCCAAGTGCATCCATTCGTGCTGCAACATGCTCTGGTGCCATAGACAGCGGTGTTGCGAGTGCTTCAGGTGGGATTGGTGCGACTCTACCACCACGTCGGAGTGTCGTTCCAACACGCTGGAACAGTTCTTGCAGTATTGGTGATGTCGCAACCACAATCACTCACTGATTTGTGACTGTCGCGTCTCTGCATTGTGTGCAGCGATGCGTTCTACAACGGAGGTTGCTTCTTCACTGGCGGCACCATTGGTGCGCGCTGCATGCTGCGTTGTGCCATCACCTGTTGCAAAGGCGAAGTCGAACTGCCTGCCGAGTGCTTCGTCATCGGTGGCATCGTTGCTGTCTTTGTCGCTCCTGGTTGTGGTATGCGACCGAAGCGTGGTGGCTTCTTTGGTGACAAGGGCATGATGCAGTGCCTCTACTATGGTGTTGACTGGAAACTCCATGCATGCTGCGTAGCCACTACCACCACGATTGCACCATGTCCAGTCATTGTGCTTGCGATGGCATGGTCCGCAGGGTGTTTGGTGTCTCAGTGCTACTGCATTCGTCCAGTGCTTGATTAGGTTCTCTTCACTGCTGTGCGAGAGCATCACGATCTTGTGATTAAGCTCCATCGCATTCCATTGCAGCAGTCCAGTCTCAGGACCGAATAGAACATCGCACTGTTGCGACACGGACAGTGCTTTGCGGATCGACCACTTGTCTTTGCACGTACGAACAAGTCGCTTGTCACTGATACCGAGTGCCAGTGCTGTCTGAACTACCAGTTCTTCGTACGATAGATCGTCAGGACCACCGAACAGCACGACTGAACAGTCTGTCTCTAGCATCAGACGTGCAACAGCCATGTGCTGGAATGGATAGACCTTGTGGTGACCACTACCAGCGAGACAGATGCCTACAAGTGGTCTGTTGTACGCTTCAATCAGCAACTTGGCACTATGCATCTCAGCTTCTGTAGCACGGAACACCATGCCTGACCAATCATAGTGCATGCCAGCGATGTCATGAGTGCGTTCCATGTAGCTAACACTCAACAACCGCTGTCGCACGTCTAGTGGATAGCTGTGATGTGTGTGTTCTGGTCCTGGTAGCAGATTTCCTTCAACTGATTGTGTGAGATTGACGAAACGGTCGTAGCGACGCGACAAGTGATGCCAAAACGGCTCTAGTGTGCCTGAGAAGTACAGACCATCCATCTCAAACGCATGCAACTCATCGATGTTGTTGTCGTGGCGCAGCAGTTCGACACCGAGTGGTGACGTATGGACGACAACATACCACCCATTGCGCTTGTACAGCGCTGCGACACTCGCGATGAACGCGTTGTCGCCTACTGCACCGTAGCGTGAGATGCATACTGTGCGTATGCACTCACTAGCGAGCCGTTGGCGGCGCAACACCCACGGATCGTATTGGCCTTTTCTCTCTTCACACTTACGAAAGACTTGAAAGAATGAGTACTCGTTGCCATTGTTGCGATCTTCGTCTTCGAGTACATCGAAATTCGCATCTTCAGTGCTCTTTGTCACACGCCACATCGCTTGCTTGATGTCATCAGGATGGAAATCGTGCTTGTGATCGGTGTTTGAGCCTGACTGACCGATGCGTGGATAGAAATCACGATGCGGTAGGTAGAGAATGAGCTTGCCACCGACTTTCAGCACACGCCACCACTCAGCGAGCGTGGCTTCGTAGTCAACGACATGCTCTAGGAAGTGACTTGAGTACACAAAGTCGAGTGAAGCACTCGCAATCGTAGGTAGTCTGCGTCCGTCTGCTGCAATATCAGCAATCGGTGCAGCGCCAACACGCAGAATGTCAATGCCAGTCGCATGTGGTGCGACTTTGCACGTGCCACAACCGATGTCGAGTCCCTGACCTGCTACGTACAGCCACGCATCGTAGCGGATCTTGTCTGTTTCACGACCGCATGATGTGGATTGTGACCATACCATGCTAGATATCTTCGTTCACGACTTCCCAACTCGTGTTGGTCGTGCCAATTGCAGCCCACAACACACGATTGGTCGTGTCCATCACCTGTTCACCAGGGAACAGTGGTGTGAGTGTGCCACTCGGTGAGCCTGCATTGTAACGATTTGCTTTGTCTAGCTCGTTGTCAACGTTCGGTGCGTTGTTCGGTCTGTTACCAGATAGATCAGCTACGACTGCCATGTGTCACTCCTGATCGATAGTGATGTGCGGCACGTCTTTGCCAGCATCCTTCTCGATGAACTCGATAGTCAGTGCACCTTCCATGCGTACGCGATGCTCTACAACGTCAACAGGACGATGCCCAGCACGATCAAGTACATCCATAGACGCACGCAACGCCACTGTCTCGTCGTCAGAATGCGTCGCCGCAACGAGAGACTGTGCAGCTTCTCTTGCGTGCTGGCTAATGAACGTGCGTACCTCATCACTGTCACGCTGAATGATCGCTGAGACAGTAGAGCGCTCGAGTTCTACATACGCAGGCAGGCTACGCATACGCTTGATCTGGTCAACAGACAGATTAGTAGCAATCGCAATGTCGTCATCATCAAGTCCAACGTGCGTGTAACCGAGCACAACCATCAGTGCATTGGCTGCTTTCGGTGTCGTTGGTAGATCGGACAGCTTGCGACGTGTGCGATTGACAATCGTCTGTGCTTCAGTCGGTCGTGGTAGTGCTACAACACGTGGTCGCTCACGTTGACCGTTGACTGGATTGATGCGTGTACCGTCTAGCAGTACGATTGCTTCATTCGGCTCTGGTAGATCGTTCATCGTGGCATGTTGATGCGTTGGTCACGAATCTGTGCTGGTGATAAACGAACGCCACCACCACCGAACACACGCTCTAGCATCTGTGCACCAGCAGCACGACGGGCAAGGTCAAGTGGACCACCACCGACTGCACCAGATGGAACACGAAGGCCACCACTACCAGGCAGCACACCAGGAGGCGTACCAGCACGTGCAGCACGCGCTGCTTCAGGTGACATGCGTCGTGCAGTGATCACTTCTTGGACTGGTGATGGACCAGGATTGACGGCAGTAGTGGCATTCGGCAGTGCTGGATTGACACGCATGATCGATTGCTGCGGACCAAGCGATGACTGTTGCGGTACGTTTGCTGGCGTCATGCGTGGTGGACCAGCAGGTGGTACTGCTTCAGCAGGTACAGTGACTGGTGCAGCAGGAGGTGCAGGCAGTGCACGTGGTGGTGCAGGTAGTGCAGTCTGTGGTGCTGGTGCAGTTAGGACTGCTTCAGGTATCGGTCCTACTGGTGGCGGACCACCAGGTGCAGGCAGTGCACCACTGATTGTTGGTGAACCACCACTGCTGCCACGATACACAAGACCGCTGTTAGGTGCAGGTGCAGGTGTGCGTGGACCACCACCAGGAGTAGGAGTTGGTCCACCACCAACAGTCGGTGCGTTAGGACCAGCAGCACCACGACCACCGAATAGACGACGAGCAGCAGCAGCAGCACCACCGATGCCGATGATTGCTGCAAGTGTGGCAGGGTCGCCTTCGAGATTGGTGTCTGGATCGAGTGGTGTAGCAGCAGATCGTGGTGGTGTTGCAGCAGCGCTAGGTGGATTCATAGTGACAGTCGGTTGAATGTCACGACGAGGGCTGCCACTACTGCTGCCACCACTACGCATGTTGAGTTGATCGTACAGGCGGTTGACTTCTTCACTCGCATCGAGTGCGCCTGTCTCACGACCACCACGTGATGCGATAGCATCTGCACCCATGATGCGTGCTGCGATGTTCGCATTCTGTGCAGTCTGTGGCACTTGTCGCTGTGCTAGCCATGCACTGATCTCAGCATTGGTTGGCATGTGTCTGACTCCTATACGAGCTTACCACCGCCACCGTTGCCACTGAGATCGACAGGATAGAGTTGGTTGCGCCATGCAGTGACAGGCATGTTGCCAGTGCCACCAGTGGTGAGTCCAGGTGCCATGTCGGTGATTGCATCGATGGTCTGGTCTTGCATGTACTGTTTGTCTGTTGCAGTGGTAGGTCCGTTCACAACAGTGACGACTTCAGTGGCGCGTGCACCACCGAGCATCTGTGGACTGGTGAGTCCGTTGACTGCTGCAACGCGTGTGTACGTACGGAGCATAGCAGCACCGACTGCTTGTCCATTGAGAGTGGACATCGCTGCTTGCAGACGACGTGCACCTTGACGACTGAAGTCACGAGCGATGTTGCGTTCGAGACTGCTGCGTGCGTACAGCATGGAGTATGCATTAGGTGCATTGCCCCAGAATGACGACCAGCCAGTGACTGCTGGGATCGACATGGACATTGACTGCTCCTGCTGATTGTGTCGATGAGGTAGCAACACACTACGCTTGTGCTGAGATCAGGTCAATGAGGACTTGTCAAGTGGTTCGATTAGATAAGAGGTGCTGACTCATACAGGAACAAACAGAGGACGAGGTTAGAAAATCTCATGCATAATAGGTCAGCAGTGCTGCTTCATTTGTGCGGCAGGATGTGTTAGGACTAACGTCGTTGCGTTACTAGTTAGTCTAACACAAATCATATAATACAATCAGTGACTTAGTAGCAACGCTATCCAGATACCACACGACTCGATAGCCTGCTCGATTTGCTAGCTCGCGTACGAGTTCGTAATGAACAAACCGCCGTCTGTCGTAGATCGTCGTGTGATTGCACAGTTGTTGCGAACTGCACGGTCATGTCCGAGTGCTGCGAATGCAGCGATTGCAGAGGTGGGAGTCTATCGTGGTGGTACCGCTTGGTATCTGTCGCTGTTAGCACGTGCACGTAAGCAGGAACTGTACTTGTATGATACGTTCACAGGCATTCCGTATAGATCGATGATTGATAGTCATGTGATCGGTGACTTTGGTGATACGAGTGAGAAGGAAGTTAGGGAGTATGTGCATGGAGCACATGTGCATTACAGAGTTGGTGTGTTTCCTAGTACGTTCACTGAGCAAGACAAGCTGTTCTCATTCGTGCATGTTGACTGTGATCAGTTTCAAGCTGTGAGTGATTGTGTTACTACATTCGCTAGACAAATGATGAAGGGAGGGATCATGTGGTTTGATGACTATGGATGGTTAGAAGGAGCGACAAAGGCTGTGCATGTGCATTTTCATCATGCAAGACTGAATCCATGTATTGGTGGTAAGGTGTTCGTACGCTTCTAGTGCTTATACTAGTGCTTACGACCCGGCGGCGCGAAGCGGCGCCGGACAAACGCGTCAGCGTTGTCACAGACAAGTGCCTTCATGGCTACTCTCACTAACAGCATGACTACTACAACAACAGTGACTACAACACTACTAGTACTAACACTTACTACTATGCATACTACTAACACTACTAACAGGAGGTAACAGGTAGTCGATCACTTGTAAGTGAAGGGGGTGGGTGTGCGTGTACACGTCTGTCAATGCATACAGAACAACAGCGACTGAGCCTCGGCTGCACTCGGCCGTTCGGGATATAGTCCTATTTTGGCATTGACTGGGTATGCAACTTAACAGTGCATGTTAAGTGTGGCTTACTCGCGCGTGGGTTGCAACGCATGTTACGCCCATGCCGCAGTCGTTTCATTGCTTACTGTTTGTCAAGTCATGCTTGTTGTTGTAGTGCTGTCGCTTATTGTACTGCTTGTGTATGTATAGTAAGTGTCTTGTTAGGAATACACTCTGGTTGTGTAGTCACTACACACTACAACCGCACAACGCGACTAGCACACAACGCAATGCGCTGTCAAATCTCATAACACTGTTATCAGAACGCATACGGTCACAGAACGTTTGACCACGCTGTTGCATCCTGTATTGTGGTTCCTG